GCAAAGCACCTGCCTTATAAGGTTGGCGAAGTTGTTGCGATAGCGCAAAGCTACAAAGAAGTTTACCCTAATGCTGACTTTTTAATGGTTGGTGATAAGTTTATGACAGAAAGCGCAGGGTGGACGAATAAAATGTTCGTGAAAGCTGACTTAATGCTCCGCCACATCCAATTTACAGATGCTAAGGTGGAACACTTACAAGACATCTCTGATAAAGAATGTTTGCGTGAGGGCGTTTGGCAATTTTATGATAATAAGGATTTGTTCTATGTTTCCAAAAATATAGGATATGCCCCTGATGTAGCCTTTCCTACAGCACGTGAGGCATTTTGGTATCTCATTGACAGTATCAGTGGCAAAGGCACGTGGGAGATTAATCCGTGGGTAGCAGCGTATAGTTTTGAATTAGTAGATTGACATAAAAAGATGAATAGAATAGAAATTTTAAAAGCCTCCTTACAAAAGAAAGAGGAGACGTTCAACGAAAGGTTATCAAAACATTTTGCTGATGTGAAACAAGCAAACGGGCAACCTCTGAATGACAAGAGATGCGGGGTTGCCACAATGAGGCGATGGGATAAACAAAACGTAGCCTTAGAAAATATACAGAAAGAAATTGAGAAGACGAAACGAGCTATTGAACGAGAGGAGAACAAAGCCAACGGAATAAAGAGAGTTTCATTGTTGTTGCCTGACGAAATAGTTTCGCTAATCAACAATGGAACGTTACGTCAATGGGGCAAATATCCGCATATCTTCTTTGTGGAAGGTGTCGATAAGGCACGCCTTATATACGATTTCAAAAAGAAGCAGATAGCGCACAAGTACACGCACGCTATCCAAGATAAGGCACAGTATAAGAAATTTGCACAAATCTTCAATTCGTTGTCAAAACAAATTAACAAATAGAAGAATTATGAAAGTAGAATTACAAGCAGGCGATACAATCGCTATTCCTGATGGTTGCAAGGCAATTGTTAAGGACGGAAGTGTGGTATTTGAGAAAGAAGAAATAGAGAAAGTACAAGAGTTCAAGAACGGAGACGTGCTTTGTTCTGCATATAATGGTGCAATAGTCATATTTAAAGAAAAGGAGAAAGACGGTAGTAGATATTTTTACTCTCATTACAACACTGACCGTAGTAGTAATAAAGGTTGGAATAGTGCAGCTTTTCGCCACGCCACCGAAAAAGAAAAGCAACTACTCTTTAAAAAGATGAAAGAGCAAGGGTTAAAGTGGAATGCCGAAGAGAAGAAAGTGGAAAAGATTAGGTGGAGAGCAAAGAAAGGTGAGGATTATCATTTTATGAATACCGATTTTACTACAGTTAATACAACTGAATTAGGTGATGACGTTGATACGAACCGTTATGATGCTCTCAACTATTTCCATACCGAAGAGCAAACATCGGAGGCTGCAAAGCGTGTAAAGGAAACATTACGTAACTACCACGAAGAAATAGCAAAGAACAGATAATTTTATAGAGATAAAAATATTTTTAGATTAGCTTTTATTACTTTTTAGGGGGTGTAGTCGTGAGGCTGTACCCCCTATTTTTTTGTTTTTATTCGTCTGAATATTTGGTAATTATAAATATTTTATTTATCTTTGTAAATGATTAATCGTTATAAATTATAAGATATGAAAATTGCAATTATAGGCTCAAGAGAATGCAGTAATATAGATTTTGCAGGAAATTTAGAAGCTGTTTTGAATGTATCTAAAGATGATACAATAATTTCAGGTGGGGCAAAAGGTATTGACACTTTAGCAGCAAACTATGCCAAGGAAAATAATTTAAATCTTATAGAGTTTTTACCCGATTACAAGAAGAATGGGCGTGCAGCTACTTTTATTCGTAATAGGGAAATAGTGGATAATTCTAATGTTGTTGTCGCTTTTTGGAATGGAAACTCAAAAGGCACTAAATACACGTTAGATTATGCAAGAAAGAAGGATAAACGAATAATTGTAGTATCTATATGAAAATAATAGATATTCCTATTTCTCTTATAGAAGAAAACACGGGGCAGTTGGCAGGTTTGCCAGCTAACCCGAGAAAGATAGACCGAGCAAATTTAAACAAACTTGTTCAGTCTATTAAACAAGACCCCGAAATGTTAGATTTTAGATGCTTATTGCTCTACCCTATTGGAGACAAATATCTAACAATAGGAGGAAATATGCGTTTAGCAGCCTTAAAAGCATTGGGATATGAAAAGTGTCCGTGTATCATAATACCAAAAGACACGCCTATAAGTAAATTGCGAAATTATATCATAAAGGATAATAGCGAGTTTGGCGAGTGGGAGTACTCGAAATTATTAGAGCAATGGGATAGTTTAGAGTTGGAGGAATGGGCGGTTAATATCCCCGACTTTGCAAAAGAAGAATTTGAGGAAGACCAAAAAAGAAAAGGTTGGAAGAGTGATAAAGATGCAAAAGAGAGTGTATGTGATATGACAGAAAATATCGCTTATCACTCTAAACAAGATTTTGCCTTTATTTCGTCTTTTAAGAAAAGCGAGCAAGGCGTTCCATTATCGCAAATTAAAAGCGACTTTTCTAATGTTGCGACTTTTGCAAAAGCAGCCGTAAATCTTATAAAACGAATTATAGGCTTTAAAATAAAAGAAGATTGGGCGTTGATAACAACGCCTAAAAGACGGCATAAGGAAACTAATTTTGCAGAAAGTGTATGCGAAGAGATTGCAAAAGAAATAGGAATTGTCTTTTATAAAGATGTTATTACAGCAAAGACGAGACAACGAATAAACCCTAAATTTGATTTAGAAAAAGAAATAAAAGAAAACAACATAATAGTATACGATGATATAATAACAACAGGCTCTACACTTGTTGGAGTGAGTAAGCTATTAACTGATAAAAATATACTCTACATTGTAGGCATAAACAATAACTAAAGATGGAAGAATTATTAGACGAAAATAAAGAATATAAAGCGTTTGTCGAAAAATTTAAACCAAAGAAAACGACAGACGATTGCTACACGCCACCAAGTATATACGAAGCAGTTGTTGGTTGGTGTGAAAAAGAATACAGCATTGATAGAACGAAAATAGTACGCCCGTTTTATCCGGGCGGAGATTATGAACACTACCCATACAAAGAAGATAGTGTCGTAATAGACAACCCACCGTTTTCTATTCTGTCTAAAATAGTTAGATTTTACAACGAGAATAATATAAAATATTTCCTCTTTGCACCAACATTAACGCTATTTAGTTCTAATTCAATACGCACAGGTATAGCTGTGGGCGTATCTGTCGTTTACGAAAATGGAGCAAGAGTAAACACCTCATTTACCACAAATCTAAATAGAGACGTTCGCTTTCGTTCTGCTCCCGAGTTGTATAGGATATTGAATAAGGTCAATAAATCAAATATAAAAGAGAATACGAAAAAATTGCCGAATTACGAATACCCTAATAATGTTATAACAGCTGCACGACTGGCTCTCTTTTCAAAGTACGGTGTGGACTTTAGTGTTAAGAAAAACGAGGCTTACAGAATAACACGCCTCGAAAGTCAAAAGAAATATAAAAAGGCAATATTTGGCAATGGGTTTCTAATTTCTGATAAAAAAGCGCAAACGCAAGCGCAAACGCAAGCGCAAATAAGAGCGCAAATAAGAGCGCAAATAGAAAAGAAAAATAGTAGTATAGTCTTTGAGCTTTCAAAGGAAGAAAGAGATATTATAAGTAAATTAGGGTAACCGATAAAACCGAATAAATAAAATAATTATGGGAAAATATAACGAGAAATTCAAAGAAGAGATATTAGCTTTTGTAAGAGAATACGGTCTTATGGATTATGGCGGAATGGGACTGTTAAAATTTTGCGAACATTTCAATATAGATAACAAGACTTATTACAAGTGGGTAAAAACAAAGCCTGACTTTAAAAAAGCACTCGATGAGGCTAAAGAAGTGTTTAAGAAGAAATTATCGCAAGAGCTGGCAACATCTTTAGCTATGGTGGCTAAAGGATATGAGAAGGAAGAAATAGAAGTAGAATACATTCCTAATAAGGAAGATGGAAAGCCTACTATTAAGAAGCAAAGAAAAATTGTAAGGTATTACCAACCTAACGTAGGTGCAGCAATATTTTTGCTAACGAATATAGACCCAGAACACTATCAAAATAAACAACGTATGGACGTGGGAGGCAAATTAGATAGCAAAATAGAGATAGGCTTTGTAGATGCTGATGTATCACCCAGCAGTAGCGAAGAGGACGTAGACGTGTAAAAGTATGATGCCCTTTAAAGTAATAAAGCAATTGTTTGAGGCTAACAGGAGCAGAGGCTTTCGAATTTATGTCAATCAAGGAGGCACGAGTTCAGGAAAGACTTACACGATAGTACAGGTATTAATTTATTTGGCTATTGTAGATACTAAGTGCGTTATTACCATTGTAGGGCAAGACTTACCAAACTTAAAAGTAGGAGCTTTGCGTGATGCAAAGACAATTATCTATGCAAACGAATGGCTTTCAAACTTTTTTACTTTCAACGAAAGCGGACACTTTGCAATGGGTGCTAATGGTAGTATTATTGAGTTTAAGAGTTACAAAGATGCACAAGATGCAAAGAACGGTAAACGTGATTATTTATTCCTAAACGAGGCTAACGGCGTAAGCTATGAGATATTTTGGCAACTCTCTATACGTACACGAAAGAAAGTATATATAGATTACAACCCATCGGAACGTTTTTGGGTGCATAATGAATTGATAGGACGTAAAGGTGTACGCCTTATAATATCTGACCATCGAGGCAACCCGTTCTTATCAAAGGAGGAACACGAAAGAATAGAGAACATAGAAGATAAAGAATTGTGGAAAGTGTATGCACGTGGACTTACTGGTAAACTGTCAGGTGTTATCTTTCCTAATTTCCATATCGTAGACGATTTGCCAAACGATGAGAGTTGGAAAATTAACGGTTATGGGTTAGACTTTGGATTTACGAACGACCCTACAGCGTTGGTACATTGTGTTCTTGCTCACGGTGAATTATGGACGGACTTGTTAATTTACGACACAGGACTAACAAATCCAATGATAGCGAGTAAGGCAAGAGAAAAAGGACTTACAAAAAATACACGTATCATTGCAGATAGTGCAGAACCAAAGAGTATTGCGGAATTAAACAACGCAGGCTTATGGGTGCTGCCTACTGTGAAAGGTAAGGACAGTATAAGCGTGGGTATTGATATATTACAACGTTACAAGTGGAATGTTACACGTAGGTCGGTGGGGTTAATAGAAGAATTGCGTGTATATAAGTGGAAGAAAGATAAAGACGGAAAGGAAACGAACGAGCCAATAGATGCTTTCAACCACGCCATAGATGCTACACGCTATTTTGCTTTGAAACATCTTAACGTACAAAGGAGAGGAAGAGCAAGAGCTCATTATAACAGTTTAGATTAGTTGCGTATGGAAAAGAAAACGAAATTTAAAGAATGGATAGTACGTGCAGCATTCAGTAAAGATACTGAAACGTTGCGTATAGAAGAGCTTACCCGACCTTTGAGAATTGGGAAGATAAGAACGCCTGAAAATTTGGACGATATGACGATAGGTCAGATGGTGCAAATAGCAGAATGCAAAGGTGGTGGAGAAATGTTCTACACGGTATGCCGTGTGTTGCTAAAGATGAAGCAAAAACAGGTAGACAATGCAAGAGCAGTAGACGTTGTCCGCTTTTGTGGCTGGGTAGCTGGACAGGTGCAGAAGATAAACAAGTTATTCGATAGTGTGAAGAGCAAACCAACGAAAGAAGAAGAAAGAGCAGGCATTGAAAATTTAAAGTTTGGAGTATTTGGCTTAATTGATTGGTATGCTTTACGTATGGGAATAACTGACCACGAAGAAGTAACAAAGGTAACGTGGGGACGTGTTTATAAGTGTTTGGAAATGGATAACAAGAAAAGAGATTTTGAAAAGCGATTAGCGGAGGTTTACAGGAATGAGCATTGAGAATAAAATTAGAGAGATAGCGCAAAGCAAATTCAAAAGATACAGCTACATCTTTGAGGATTGGAATGGGGCAGCGGAAATGGCAGATAGAATGACGTTGCCAGCTATTATGTGTATCTTGCCTGCAGGTGGATATTTAGACTTTAATCGTGGACGTGTTAAAGATAGTGTAGATATTGCTTTGGCTTTTGTAGACAAAGTAGTTAGAGACGCCAACGGAGACGATAACGAGAAAGTCTATACTCAAATGAAACAAGCTGCAGGGACTTTTATTAATGCTATGAATGAAAGCAGATATTTTGAGCCGATAGATGGGAAGATAAGATACCACACGATATTAGAGAGTGCGAGTTCCTATTTTACAGGCGTATTTGTTGAATTGAGTGTTAAAGAAATTGCAGGTGCTTGCTTATGAATGGTAGTGAGGTAAAGGTTATCCTTTGTGAAGAGCTGGAAAGCCTAAAGAAACAAATAATAGAGCAGCATTTCGCAGCAGGACAAAAAGCAAGTGGGAGGACGGCAGCAAGCCTCCATATCGAAGCAAGCGAAAGCGAGGCTACTCTATACGGTAGGTCTTTCTTTGACGTGTTGGAAACAGGGCGCAAGGCAGGAAGAACACCGAAGAACTTTCAGGCTATCATAAGACAATGGATGTCGGACAAAGGAATTGTAGCTACCCCAATACCATATAAAACAAATAGACCTCATAAGTACACGCCACAGGAGCGAGGAGATATGGCATTATCTTATCTTATTGCAAGGAAGATAAGGAAAGAAGGAACGAAATTGTATCGTGAAGGTGGTAGAGCTGACATCTATTCCAATGTTATACCAGCAATAAAGGAGAGGATAAAATCACGTATAATGGACTTGTTACGTGTCGAATTTAAGAATATTAAACTAAACAATGTTGATGTATGAGAGAGCAGACGAAAGATAATATAACGTTACTATACCCCGAAGAATTGGGGTTTGCTTTTAACACGTGCTTACTTATTGCAAGTGGGGAAAGATTAGAAAGAATAGGCGTAACGATAACTGGAGAGGATAAGAAAGAAAGAGTATTTTTTGACAGCCTCAACGGTAAATGCTATGGTGATATAAAAGAGTACGTACAGACGTTTTTCGATACTCTTTCCTTTGGTAAGATAGGTTACGAAGAGAAAGAAAAAACAAAAATGGGTATGTTACTATCTTTTGAAATTGTGGCGATAAAAGATAATCAAAACAGTGTAGCTTTCAATTTCGATGTATATTATATTTGGGGTGCTTTGAAATTAGGAGGAAAGGAAATTTACAACGATTATCGAACATTAACGTGGTTTAGGGGTTATCCATTTACATTTGGCATATATGCAGCAGGGAATAGTTCGCTACTGTTATCTAAAGACGGTGTTGCGGATAGCTTTGTGGAGATACCCGAACAAGGTGTGTGGAATGTGCCATTAACATTGTTGGACAACGCACAAAGTTATTACGATATAGACGCTTGTTTAGGTACGTTTACAGCTGTTACGTTTGATAGGTCTTTTGATTTAACTTTTCAGTATAGATTCGATGGCACGCAAACGAAGAAATTACGTATTAATATCGTTGATGCGTGTACAGACGGTGGTGTGTATTTACGTTGGATAAATAGGCACGGCTTTTACTGTTACTATCTTTTTAAAAGAGGAGAGGAACAAATAAAAACGACAACGGATAATCTGTTTGTAAGGAATAACCTACTAACATACGATGAGGCGTACGGATATCAAGGCTATACAGGAAGACAGCAGCAGATGAAAAGAGAAGATGTCGTTTCGTTGTGTGCGCCATTGGTGGATAGTGAGACGTGGGATATGTTATTTGATATCGCTACATCGCCGTGCGTGGATATGTTTGCAGGATATAAGGACGGAGAAGGGGCGAAGTGGTTATCGGTAACAGTAGTTGCAGGGAGTTATACAAAGATAGGAGCAGTATTACAGGATTTCATTTGCAGTATTCAATTACCCGATATTAATATACAAAAGCTATGATAGACGAAAGATTATATATAGATAACAAGTTAGTAGATATTGATACAGGTACAAAGGTTACAATGTCGATAAAGAGCAACTTGTTTCGTGATGTATCAAAGATAGCAAGTAACAACACTTATACGGTAAGGTTGCCAAAGACAGTGCGTAACCAAATGATATTAGGACACGCAGACTTGGTACAATCACAAGAAGGATATGCTTATACATCGCACAAGGCACGTTATTTTAGAAATGGCGTGGAGGTCATAAAAGACGGCAAAGTAACGGTACTCAAAGTATCTGAAAATAGTATCGAAATATCTATATTATGGGGACTATTTGGCAGCTTTAGTCAGCTACTGAAAGACGGAACTACGCTAAACCAATTAAGCAGCGATGCAAAGATATTGTATAACAAAGCTAATACGCCTATTGACTTCGAGAAGAGCAAAACGGAAGGATATTTTTACGCTAATTATGACGTATGGAATAACGAAGCCGTTATAGATTACAAATGGAGTAGCGGTTGTAATATGTTAAGTCCTCGAATAGGAAATAATATAGAAACGGAGAGTTACGGAAGATACAAGATAGAAAAGAAAGATGGCGAGGCACTGTACTATTTACACCCCGTAGTAAAAGTGTCGTGGTTATTGGAGCAAATAAAGAAAGATAAAGGTGTAGATTTTCGTTTTAGCAGAGAGGCGAAAGAATATATAGATACGCTTGTAATACCTTTAATTTCGAGAAAAAGTAACGAGCTTACATTTCAAGGAGGCTATGAGGCGGAATTGTTGCCAACGAAGAGAATAGGAGCGATAACACAAAACGTTATCGAACCAAACGATATTTTAGATGTTCATTCAGGAGACCAAATAGAAGATTTTAGGGTAAATGCTGACGTTAATATAATTTTCGATATACAAGGGAAATGGGCGTTTGACTTAGAAGATGTACGTCCTATTGGCTTTGTTGGTGGTGGTACGTTTGGTGGCAAAGATGGTGTTACTACTGATAATAGATGCGATGATTACGCATTTGCCTACGGTGCGTGGTTAAAGGTTGTTGTAAGAAATGGAGGAGAAAAGGAAGAATATGTGATAGGAAACGATAAGGAGCATTTCAGAGTAACAGTGCCACAGGGTTATAAAGGTGCGTGCAGCTATGAAAATAAAGGATATGGCAAAATCGAAATTAAGAAAGATAGCACGGTTAGCGTAGAATGGATAACGCAAGGTTTTTTAAAAAACGCACGCTTTACGGGTGGCTATATGAAAGCTACAATGTCAGCAGGAGACGATGTGCCAGTAGGAGGATTTTTTCCTATTATTTACAACCTACCAAAAATTAAAGTAGTTGATTTCGTGAAATTCTTAGCAGCTGTTACAGGTACTTTTCCTTTGCAGATGTCAGAAAATAAAGTTGTAAATTTTGTTCCACTATCTACCATTTGGGAGAATAAGAGAGAGGCGAAAGACTGGACACGTAGGCTAATAGCACAAGGAGCAGAAAATAAGCCTAAAAGCATAGACTTTGACGTTAATGAGTATGCGCAAAACAATTTGTATAAGTGGAAAGAGGACGATAGGACAAAAGGAAATTACAACGGAAATTTAAAAGTAAGCAACGACACGTTGGACAAAGAGAAAGTAGCTTTTGAATTTCCATTTGCAGCCACAGATGGAAATAACGTGCCTATGTATGGCGAGGGAGAAAGTAAAAGTACTGAATTGTCTGGCGGTGTAGAATTGGGAAACAAAAAAGGAGAAATCACAAAAGACAAAGGTCCGACTTATAAGGCTTGCAAAGATAGGATATTGAGAATAAAAGCAGACGAAAAAGGCAAAACGATGGCTTTTTTTGATATCAATATGCAAGAAATAATAGATACGAAATATAGAAACATAGTTGATAGCTTGCAAAGAGTAAAGCTAATCACGGAAACTATAAAGATACGAGAATTAGAACTTGTCAATTTTGATGAAACAAAGCCTATCTACTTAGCACAATATGGTAGTTATTTCGCTATTACGGAAATAAAAGCAGACGATACAGGCTTGGCAGAAGTTACAATGTTACAACTTTATTATAATATTTAAGAGATATGAGTACAGAAGAGCAGCAAATATTAAATATCAAGGTGAATTATGAAGACGCAATATACGGCATAATTCGTTATAAAGAAAAGCTGGAAGAATTAAAGAAAGCGCAGGAGGAACTAAAGCAGAAATACGAGGACGGAAAGGTTACATACGATGAGTACGCAACGAGTATGGTATCTATTGAAGAGCAATCGAAGTCCCATAAAGCTACTATCCGTGAACTTTCAAAGGAAGTACAGAACAATATAAAAGTAGAGAAAGAGCAGGAAGGCTCTTTAAGGTCTTTGCGTGCAGAGTTGAGTAATGCTACAAAGAAATACGATGCTATGTCTAAAGCTGAACGAGAAGGAGCTAAAGGACAGGAATTGAAGAAGCATATAAATGAGATAGCGGACGAGTTGAAAGCAGCGGAGGAAGAAACTCAAAGATTTCAACGAAGTGTAGGTAGTTATGAGGCGAGCATTAAGTCAGCTTTGGGGATAAATAACGAGTTCGCTAACTCTATTATGAATATGAGTGCAGGAGGAAAAGGTTTAGCAGGCATATTCGATGGAGCTATAACAAGCGCAAAAGCGTTTGGCACTACTCTTATGGGGTTTATGACTAACCCCGTGTTTCTTTCTCTTGCTGGAATTGCAGGTGTTGGTGTTGCTTTTAAATGGTTCTTTGATTACAACAAAGGAATAGAAGAAAGTACACGCTTAACACGTGAGTTCTTAGGTGTTACAGGAGATAGTTTGGAGGCTATACGAAACGATATACAAGCTACAGCAGATACCTACGGCAAAGACTACAAAGAAACATTAGAGGCTGTAGATGTTCTTACGTCTCAATATGGGTATGACACAAAGGAAGCGTTGCAGATAATTAACGATGGCTTTCAAAGTGGTGCAGACCTTAACGGTGATATGATAGCGAAAATAAAGCAGTACGCACCAGCATTCCACGATGCAACCATTGGGGGTAGAGAATTGGTAGCTACTATTCAACAGACACGAAGCGGCATCTTTTCAGATAGCGGTATGGACCTAATACAGATGGCGAGCAAGAAGATACGTGAGATGTCGAGCAAGACGGCAGGTTCTTTGGACGCTATCGGCATTAGTTCTAAAAAGGTACAGAAAGATTTAGAAAGCGGTGCCACGTCTACATTTGACGTTATAAAAATGGTCAGTACGAAATTAAAGGAGATACCTCAGAACTCACAGGCGGTAGGAAATGTACTAAAGGACGTATTCGGAAAGCAGGGTGCAAATGCGGGTCTAAAGATGATAGAGCAGTTAGACACGATGAACATTGACCTTAACAAGCTAAAAGATACTACTGGGGAGTATGGAAAAAAGGTAAACGAGCAAAGAGAGGCGAACGAGGAACTAAACGGAGTTATGTCGGCTATGTTCGATATGAGTCAAAAAGGTTTCGGCAGTATGATAGCCAATGCAAAGCTATTTGTTACGAGGGGTATTATAAGTATGCTAAAAGGCATAATGAATTTGACAAATAAAATAATAGACCTTTACAATGAAAGTACGGTATTTCGTGGTTTACTACAGCTAATAATAGCACTTATAAAGTCATTCGGAAGCATTACAAGAGGCGTATTCAACGTTATAATAGATGCTGCAAAAATGGCGGGTAGAGCTATGAAAGGACTTGCGCAAATAATAGAAGGACTTGTTACGTTTTCGTGGAGCAAAATTAAGGAAGGCTTTACAACGGCAATAACAGGAAACTTTACAAAGACGTTAAACGAGGGTTTTTCTGATATAAAGAAAACAGGTAGTTCGGTGGCAAATAATTTCGCAGATGGCTTTAATAAAACTTTAAAAAATAAGAAAATAGAGCATATAAAGGTGTCGGCATACGTAAAAGAGGAAAAAGGAAACGTATCGGACACAGAAAGTAGAACCTCATCGCCTATTAAAGCTACAGGAGGAAAGAAGAGCAAAGGAAAGAAAGGTAAGAAAGCAAGTAGAGGAAAGAAAGGAATTTCAGCAGAGGAAATGGCGAAGAAAGAAGAGGAGGCTATAAGAAAAGCGGAAGACCTTTTAATGCAACTTGTTGAGCAGTCAGAAGAGCAAAGAAGAAAAGCTATAGAAGTACAGTACGATAGACAAATAGAAGATGTAAAGCGAAAGTTAGAAAGAGAAAAAGGACTAACGTTAAAAGCAAAGCAGGCGTTAAATACACAGATTGACACTTTGGAGAAATTAAAAGCAAAGAAACTTTCGGAATTTGACACGCAGACAAAAGAGGAGGCGTTAAAGAGAGAGGAAACGTATATAAGTAATATGCTTGCATCGGTCGAAAAAGGTTCTAAAGAGGAATACGACCTAAAAGTTAAGAGCATTCAGACGGCTTACCAATTGGAATTAGAAGAAGCACGCAAGCAGGTTATGAATGAAGAGGACAAAACAAAGCTGTTAAGGTCAATAACGGAGAAATACTACAAAGAAGAAGAAGATGCGTACAAAGAGCATAAGAATAGGCTGATAGATGAGCAGACGAAAGCTATAGAAGAGAGATACAAAGAGAAGATACTCGAAACGCAGATAGAGAGCAACGGTACGGACGAATTAGGAGTGTTGCGCTTACAATACGAGGAAAGGCAGGCGTTGTTGGAAGCAGCGCAACAAAAAGAAGGCGAGACTATCGAAGAATTTAATGCACGGAAGCTACAAATGGCGTGGGAGGCGCAACAGGCAAAACAAGCGGTAAACGAAAAGGAAATAGAAGTTGAAAGCGCAAAATATCAGGCTATTTCGCAGATGATGGGCGGTTTAGGACAAGTTGCAGAAGCATTTGGAGAACAAAGCAAAGGACTTGCGAAGATGGCTAAAGTAATAGCGTTGGGAGAGATTGCCGTAAATACAGGTGTTGCTATTGCAGCAGGTATTAAACAGGCGCAAAGTGTACCATTTCCTGGCAATATTGCAGCAATAGCGACAACGGTAACACAAGTGTTGGCAGGTATCGCATCGGCTATTAAGACAGTGAAATCGGCAAAGTTCGCTAAAGGTGGATTAGTAACAGGTCCTGGCAGTGATACAAGCGACAGTATACCAGCACACCTTTCCAACGGAGAAAGTGTACTAACAGCATCGGCAACGAGAATGTTTGCTCCAGCATTGTCGGCTTTCAATCAGATAGGCGGTGGCGTGCCTATTATAAATAACATTGGTAGTAATAGCCAACAGATGGGCGAGGACTTTTTCGTTAGAGCTTTTGCACGTGGTATGGCAATGGCACCACGTCCAGTCGTTAGCGTGGAAGAGATAAACAAAACTAATAATAGAGTTGAAACAATAGAAAGGTTAGCTACTATATGAAACAATACGAATTACTTAAAACAACTGAAAGCCTATTGGCTGTACTCGAAAAGAACGGCATAGAGGCAAAGGACGTAAAATATTTAAAGCTATATGAGGAATATGTACGGCTGAAAGACGAGGGGCATAAGGTAGGTTATATTGTCTACTACCTTAGCACGCAATACGAGTATGGGGAGGCTACGATATACAGAGTGATAAAGAGAATGAATAAAGAATTAGTTTAATTTCATATCTGAAAATTTGTTTTGTTTTAGTGTCTTGTCCGTGAGGATAGGACACTTTTTGTTTTGCTATCTTTTTATGATAGTAAACAAAAGATAAAATAAATGATTTGTTTATATTTATAAAGTATCTTTGTGTATCATTTTGAATTAATCTTATGGCAGTATTAAAGATATACAACGACATTCAGACAGAAAAAGAGAAAAACGATTGTGTCTTTGGGGGAGATACGGCAGGCGTTTGCTTTAAAGATGTAGACGAATTTTGCGCAAGTATACCCGAAGATGACAACACTATTGAAGTGCGCTTACATTGCGATGGAGGCTCGTGTATCGAGGGCTGGGCGATATATGACAGGTTGCGTGCAACAGGCAAGGAAATAACGTGCATCGTAGAGGGAAACGCTGCATCGATGGCAACGGTGGTATTGATGGCAGCACCAAAGGAAAGGAGAAAAGCATATCAGAACGCACAGTTTTGCGTACACAACCCGTGGATACCATCGTGGGCGTTAGATTACGCTGTTACGGCTGATGATTTGCAAAAAGCGTCAAACGACTTGCGAGAGCAGCAGAAAAAAATGCTTAATCTTTACGTAGAGCGTTGCGAGTGCGACCGTGAGGAGATGCAGGCGTTAATGGACGAGAACAAGTACGTAGGTACGTCAAAAGCAATAGAATTAGGGTTAATAGGAGAAGTAATTGCGCCTATTTCGGCAAAGAAAGTAGGAGCAATGAAGAGTAGTAAAACAA